AGTAAAAGATGTTTGTGTAGCACCTTCTGAAACTGTATACGATACTCTAGGTGCATTATCTGTTAAATCTATAGTCATATTTGAAATATACCTCTTCTTATTATTAAATCAATTAAAAATTATTTCTTACGTGTCTTTTCAATTCACTAAAATAACCTTTTAAAAACCATAATGATCTTCCCGGTACTGTATTTATAAGTGTTTCAGTTCCTTCTGAGTAATCTTCATTGTGTAGTTGATAAAGACCAAGAGCAATATCACCAGCCAAACCACCAGCTGGACCAATCCATTGACCAGCTATATCTAAATTTTTCTCAGCACCTTCTGTTGGAACTTTATATTTTGGACTTATTCTAAAGTTTTCATCATTAACATAACCAAGTGCAGTAGCATTATTTAATATTGTATAAGCAATATCAGAGTGTAAAGCAGCCAAACCAGACGCATCAAATGATCTAGCTAATTTATCTTCAAAAGACATTTCATCTAAAATATAAGGATACATAGCATATTTAATTTCTAATGACATATAACCTAAACCCATTGCAGCAATAAAACCAACAATAGGATTTGTTATTGTTCCTTGTGCATAAGATGCTGTAATTTTATTTGCTGCTGCAAATGAATAAGATAAAAATTGAAATGGTAATGCAAGTAAACCATTTTCTATTCTTGAATAACCTTGTACTCTATTATCTCGTTTCATTCCAAACAAACGACCAATGTTATATGGAACATAAAACACACCATCAACTGCAATAGGTTTATCTGCTGGTGTTCCCATCAAAATAGTATTACCTATACCAGTATTCATAGATGATCTAAAACCATCAAGCGTTTCTTGTGATACACCTTTAGCTAACCAAGTTTCAGAATTAGGTAAATATAAACCAGTATTATCTTTCTTTGTGTTTTGCCAGCCAGCTTTGTCAGCTATTTCATCAATCATTTTTTGTGTTATGTTATTTCTAGCTAACCACTCTCTTTGAAATTTTGTTGCTGTATTTTTCTTAGCTTTAATTGCATAGTCAATAATAGTATGACCACGCATAATACCATCAAGTCTTTTAGCTATGTTAGTAAGAGGAGCTAAACCATTAAGAAAAAAGAAACCTTGTTTAATTTTATCCATACCTTTTGCATAAAAACCATCACCAAAAGGATTGTTAATCATATCATCACTAAACCTTAAATGAGTATCACCCATTAATATTTCTAAAGCTTCACCAGCAATACGTGCTTCACTCTTATTAAGACTTACTCTATTATCTCTTAGAATACCAAATAGTGTTTTAGTAACTGTTCCTAACTCATGTTCCATAATTATTTTAGCATAGTCTGGTAATGTAGAAAAACCAGCAGAACCAAGAAAGTTTAAGGTAGCATAATCATTTAACACTCTTCTTACCTTTTGATTAAAAGCGTGTGGCTCTTTTACAACTGTTTTCATTACACGGTCATACAAAGAAACAAAATCTCTATGCACTCTTTGTACTGTCTTTTGACTTAAACCAGCATCAATAATAGCATCTTCAATATCTGCTAATGTTTTTTCTAAACCACCTTTACCAAATTGTTGCGCCCATTCATAATGAGGTGCAATCTTACCAGTGTATGCTTTCATTACAGAAATAGGATTCATTTCAATAAAATCAGCAACAAGGTAAGTTGGTATATCTAAGTTTCTTTGCTTAATATGTTTAGATGAAACTTCAATAAAACCATCAAACATAGTATTTGCAACAATATCTTGTGCTTCAATATCAAACAAATCTCCTTTATTTTCGATAGCTTTAACAGTAGCTTCTGCTCGTTGTCTAATAGAATCTTCAGAATTTAAAAGTTTTAATTCTTTTTCTGTTAAATTTTTACCAGTTTTTGTATTTATAAATGTTTCAGTAAGAGGATTATCTGCATAATATCTTGCAATAATATCAACAAGTTTATTTCTATTACCAGCAATCTTACTCATACTCCAGTATCTAGGTAAATATATGCCTGATTGTTCTTCTCCAGCCTTTAATCTTTGTTTATAAACTTCTACTTCATCTTTTAATTTTTTTATTTGAGAGTTAACTCTATCAGCAGATTTACCTTGTCTAATTAAAGCATTAGCTATATTTTGTTTTTTTGTTATTTTTAATTCTGTATATTTTATTGCATTATTTAAATAATTTTTTCCACCAAGCAATCCAGCATCATCTAATCTTACTCTCCAAGTATCCCAAAATTTAGTTAATAATGCTTGAGCTTGACCAGATGCTGTACTTGATCCTAATGTTTGTCCACTTATTCTTTTTAATTCTAAATCTTCTAACCATTGAATAAAGTGTCTATTATTAGTTAAGTTATAATCAAACCCCCCAGGATTTAATATTTTTTGATCTGTTTCTTTTGTGTATAGTTTTACTAATTGATCGTAAACAGATACCCATTCACCTTCTCTTATTTTAGCTTTTTGATAAACACTTGGATCAATAGCAATATTATACTTATGTAAATTGAGTTTTACTCCAGTATCACCAGCAAGTTTAACAAATGCAAACTTTACCATATCTGGTAAATTTTCATTTTGCAAAACTCTTTTCATAGGTGTTGTTATGCCTTTATACATCCATGAATCAGTAAACCAAGAACGAGCCATACCAAAAGGATTAGTAATATCAAACTCAATAGTCTTTTCAGTTGATGTATCTGTTATAACTTTACCATCACTATTATCTTTTAATTTAAAATCATCACCTACATGAGCAATAGGTTGTGTTGTTTCACGTGAAACAATTTGTTTATTTGAATCTACTTTTTTTGATACAGTTACTTTTCCATCTGGTGTAATAGTTTTTACAGAAATACCTTTTGATGCAGCTTGGGCTTCATCCATATCATTCATAAGACGAGCCATAGCTTTATTCTTTCGTGTAATAGGTATAGAAAATAATCCACCTAAAGCCATACCACCTATAGTAGCCATTCCTACGTTTGTAATAACTTCTTGTTTTGTACTTAATGGGTCAAAAGGATGACGTAATAATTCTTGTCCAACTTGTGTTGCACCTACTCCAGCACCAACCCTTACCATAGATCGAAGAACACCAGCAGCTGGTCCACCAAACGGTAACGCTAATAAATTAACTGGATCAAAGAAACCAGCCATTAGATTATAGCCTAATCCAGCATTTCCAATAATTTCTCTTCTACGAATGTTATCATCAATACCACGTTTTAAACTAGCCATATGATCTGCATTTTGTGCAGATAATAAATGTTGAGCATATAATTCATATCCTTCTAAATCATTTAATGCATTATAATCTGGATCATTTTCTGTACCAACAACATATTCATTATAAAGATACTCATGAATAGGATCATAGTTATAACCAAATTGTGCAGATATAACTTGACCAAATGATGCAGAAGGTTTCTTTGGAATAACATTAAGTAAAGGTATATAACCTTTAGTAGCCATCACTTTAATCCTTTAACATATTATTTAATATTCTTTGTTTGCCATAAAGTGATCCTTCAAAACCACGTTCATGAAGTTCTTGATTAAGAATATCAAATATTTCAATACCATTTCTTATGACTGTATCAGATATTTGTTTATATGGACCAACCTTTTTTTGCCATTCTGGATTGTCAGCATTATTTTTATTTAATATATAGGCTTTTTTTTCTGCTTGATTTAGAGAAACAAGTTTTTTTATTTCATTATATGAATCAATACTTTGTTTAAAGTCTTTTGGATTTACTGTAAATACAACTCCATTTGTTGGATTAATTAATGGCTTTAAACCACCACCACTTGCTTCTTCTGCAACAATATATTCTAATTCAAATACACTTTCTGGAGAATTAATATCTCTGCCTTTACTATTTGGTAATGGAATAAGAAATATTTTTTTAGCATTTTTGTCTACCATATATCTATTATCTAATATATTATCAAAAGATTTTTTATCATCATATACAGTTTCTTCTGGTTCAGCTTTATAATAAAAACCTGGCATTCTCGCTACTGTTCCAGTTAAACTTATAATCTGTCCATTACTATATTTTTTTACTACTGCTTCTTCACCACCTTTAACAATGTGTCTTGCAATAACTCTATCATCTGAAAGATTAATTAAATTTCCTCTATCCCAATCAACTCTATTTTCAAAAAATATATTATTAACTTCTTCATTTGTTAAATTATTAGGATCATGTTCAAAATAATAAGCTGGAACATCTTGATAATTAACTTTACCTTCCCCTGCAGCAGCAAAGAAACTTTGATTTACCATAAATTCAATAGAATTAGTAAAAGCATAAGCCATTTCTGGTGACTTCATAACTAGCTCTAAACCAAAAATACTTTTTGCTGGTGATGAACTAAATGAATCAAAAACAATACCATCTTTTCTTGTATTGATTTCTACATAATCATCTATCATTTGTTCTAATCCAGATTGATCTATCTGTGTTCCAACCATTAACATATAATCACCAATGCTTTGAAAGTTTGCTAATAAAACTGGACTTTCATTTATTAGTTTATTGTTAATTATTTTTTTAAAATTTCTATAAGCATTATCATCATCACCAGTACCAAAGCCAAGCCTACGTGCTTGGTTATTTAATTTAACACCTAATGGTTGATTTGGATCAAGATTTTGAAAAAGGTTTATATTATTAAAGCCTTCAGTAAATGAAGTTAAAGATTTACCAGTGCCTTCTTCTATCTTATCTTCTGTAAGACTTTTGAGTTCAGCAATGGGACTAGTAATTCCTAATGTTAAAGCACTATTTACTGCTGCTAATTTTTTATTGAAGTCTACCATACCTTCAACACCTAACAACAGATTTTTAATAATTGTTGTTCCATCTGCATTTACTGTTAAATGATTTTGTGCAAGAGAAGCATATACAAGTGCTGTTTCTGATGGATTACCAGACTTAATAGCATTTTTTAAATCAAGTGGTAAAATACCTTTATCAAAAGAATTTTTAATTCTTTCGCTAATTTCTTCATTATTAAAACTATTTGGATCATTATACCAAGCAGAATACTTATAATTAGCTGGATCAGGTATACTATTTATCCATGCTTCATTAATATGATTGTTTGCAATTTCTTGAACTTCTTTACTATCAGTATCTATAGCTTCTCCAGTGTTTGGACCAATAACTTTACTAATTAATAGTTGTTTATTTTTTTGTGTTTCTGTTAATGGTGGTGTCCAATATTGTGTTGAACTTGTAAATTGTGAAATAATAGTATTTGCATCTACACCTTTTTTATATAAATCATGTAGTGTATCTAATATTTCTTTACCACCATCTATATTATCAACAATAAAATTATATTTACGTTGGTCGCTATCTGAAAGTGTCTGATAATTATTTAAAAAAGATTTGTTTTTTACAAGATCAAAACCACCTACTTCAGCAAAAGCTTGTTCATCATCATTACTTAATGCACCATATATGGGTGCAGTATATCTTTCTAAGATTGCATTTTTTATAATTCCTAAGTTTTTAATATTATATCCAGCTATTCTAGGATCATCAATATTTAAGTCTGGATATTTAGTTTTTACATCAGCATATGTAATAGAAGCTAATTGATCTAAATTTTCTAAATCAAAATTATTTAATGTTAAATCGTTAATACTTTTAAGAACTTCATCTCCAATATTAGATGCATTAATATTAATATTATCAACAGAGTCGTTAAGACTTTCTCTTTCAATTCTTTCTATTTCTGCTCTATTATGATTACCATAAGTAAATATGGCATTAAGATCAGGCGTATCTAAAAATTGTTTATTGTCATTCCAAAATGTTTTTTCTGCATCAGTAAATCCAATTTCATCTAAAAGCTCTGTTCGAAATGGTGCTTTTAATAATTCTTGGAATCTCATTATTTGTTCAGGATTCATACCATCAACTTTACCTTGCGACCATTGCATAGTAGCTATTCTTTTTGTTGCAGCTTCATCAATATCATGTGCATTTTTAGGTAATTCACCTAACTCTATCTGAATTTGTGTAAGGTCATATAATTGATCTATAATTTTATTTTTTGTAGGTTCGTCAGACGTTACAAATGCATTTAGTAATTTTTGTCTTTCAAGTTTATAGAAAGCATTATTTTGTGCTATATGTTTGCTTTCTAAATAAGATAGAATATTTGGTTCTGTTGCAGCAATAGTATTGGAACCAACTTCTTTTATAAATTCTGCATATGCACCTTTTTGATTTTGATGCATTTCAGCCAAGTATGTTTGCATACTTGATCTATAGTTAGCTAAGTAATTACCACTTCTTTTATATTTTTGAGAAAACTCTTTTGATTTTAAACGTATTTCATTTTCAATACTTGCATAAAATCTTTTATCTACTATTTGACGAAATGCTTTAGTACGTGTAATACCCCATGTCTTAGGAATACTTAATGCAACTGGCTTACCAGTATTAATATCTAATGTTGTAATTTGATCTATATTTAAATCTTTAGCAGCATCAAGTCCTTCTTGTTGTGCTATTTCATCTGCTCGTTTAAAAAATGCTGATGAAGCATTAGATGCAGCACTCGATATTTGATTAAGTGAATTAGATATATCAGTACCACTAGTAGTATTAATACCAATATTACCAGTAAATACTTTTGTTTTTTCTCTTACAACTCTAGCCATTAAGCAGTCCTAGCAGTATTTAATCCAGTATTTATTATTGTTGAAAAAGCAGTAATGCTTCCAGCTCTTTCAGCATAATCACCAGCTCTTCTTAAATTACTAGCATGAGTATCATACTGTAAACTTCTTATTAATGATGTGTTTGCAATACGTGTAATATCTTCATATGCAATATCCTCATTATAATCAAAGAAAGCTTTGGCAGATTGATCACTGGCTCCTCTACCAGCATATGCAAAGAAAGCTTCATTGATTGCTTTTGCTTCTGCATAATCACGAAGTCTATTGTTTTGTTGTTGTTGTGCTTGTATCTCAGATTGTCTTTTTTCTATTTCAGCATTTTTTGCTTCTTCATATCTTAATCTTCTTTGTTCTTGACCAGCTTGATAACTTGCACTTGCACTTTGAAAACCTGCAAATATACCTAATGCTATAAATAATGGATTCATTATATTTGTACCTCTGCTATTATACTATTAATTTGTGCTGGTAGTGGTGCAGATTGCGTAACTGTAATCTGTGGATCACGACTATAACCCAGTAATCTAAATTCTTTTTTACCAGTAATGGCTGTTCTTGCCTGGCTAAAATCATCTGTAACATTTCTTATTTCTAATTTTTTAGAGTTTACAGATATAGATAATGTATTATTTAAATCTAATATAACTCTACCTAAACCTCTAAGCATACCAGTAGTTGGACCACTTGATGTAATAATATCTAATGGATTTGTTTTTAAATTAATATCAAACTTAAAACCAATCTCAGCAGAAGATAATCCAGATTGAACAGCAGATACATCTATGTTTCCACTAGCAACAGTAAACTGTCCAAGATAATCATTACCATTAATTACATCTAATACTGCACCATTATCAAACTGACCAGATACATCAAAGACACTATTTGATCCAGAGTAAACTCTGGACATATCAAGATTCAGACTATCATCTATTTCCATCAGTACATATTTTTCTGTACCACCATCACCACCTTTGTTGTACTGACCAACAACAAAAACTCTTTCATCAACAGTACATATAGATTTAAACTTACCAGAGTTTCCAGTAATAAACTGTGTCCAACCAGCTCTTTTCTCTGCACGATTAGAATTAAAAACAACAATAGTTCCATCTTGATTTACTAAAAATATATATGATTCTGGTCTTTCGATTGCAGCTTGCAATGTTGTCATTTGAACTGGATTATCAATTAAATGAGAAGATAATGTAGATACACCATTTGCAATGTAAGCATCTTCTGAATCAGCAAATATAAATTCTCTAACAACAGTGCCTGATCTTTGTACATATATAGTAGCACCATCAAAAACAAATGGTTTTACTGAACTTGCACCATATGGTGTTTGTCTACGTATCATTGCGTTTGTTGGTGTTACTGGTGTATTCTCGAAAGCTGGTACAATAAACTCAGAGCTTTCAGTAAATACCTGTAAATCTCTATTTGATATTAAATGTTTAATAGCATCTAATTGACCAACACTAGATGATAATTGTATTGATTGATTATCTAATGCAGTACCAGCATTAAAATTAAAAAACTCACCAGATTGAGAACCCCATAAACCATCTGGTTGTGCAAGTGTACCACCAAACCAAAGTCTACCTTCATGGAAAACAACTGCTGCTGGAAAACCTCTTACATCAGAATATGATTGTTCCTCAAAGTCAGCCGTTTCTGCATTAGTTGTTACCTTTGGCGCACCACCACCATCACCAGAAGCATTAGCAGTAGCACCACCTCCAGCAGTAATTGTAAAAGTATTTTCATCAATAATAGATTGAACTTCGAAAGTACCATTTAAATTAGAAGTTGTTAGTCCATTTACAGCATCAGCTTCAGAAATGGTAATACTATCACCAGTTCCACTACCACCATCAGAAAGATTATGAAGTATCATAGTAACCTCAACAGTACCAGAACCACTTATTGTTCGAAATGCGTTAATACCAAGTTTGGTAAACAATGTGTCCATTACCACACCAGTAGCTTGTGATCCAGATTGGACAGAAGTTATTTGTATTTCTTGTCCTCTATATCTAAAAGTTGTATCTACGTGTTTTGAATTAGGATAATCAGAACCAGATAAAGAACCAGTAGTATCAAAATAATTAAATGCTGTATATTTAGAAGCGTTAGCATTAGTTGTTAATGGCTGTGATCCACTAGAAGTATGAGCCGTATTAACTCTAAATATCTGATTTAAACCAGTATCTTTAACTAAATCACCCACATTATATGAAGTAGATGCAGCCCAATTATTAGCCGTACCACTTGGCTTTATAGTTAAAGTAACTGTACCAGTAGTTGCACTTGGTGTCATTGTAACACCAGGTGATTGAAAACTATAGTAAGGTTGAAAGATTTGTTTGTTATCTGATCTTTGGTCAAAAGAAAACTTAGATAATTCAAAAGTTAATAATGCTGTTCTTACAAGTTTGTATGGCATAAAGGTATTATGTGCCATAAATAAAACATCACCAGATTGTGCATAAGTAATATTTTTAATAATACTTGTTGTAAATATAGATGATAAAGAATTACCATCAACATCAGATGTTAAAGCTTGAATACGTGTTACTGCACCACTTGATACATTACCACCACTATCGAAATCTAAAATAAATACTTCAACTAAACCTTCTGATAAAGCAACAATATATCTTTCATCATCACTAAATATAAATGGTATAATTCTTATCTTTTGATCTGTGCCAGAAACAGTTTGAGTAAACTCATAAATATGTTTCATACCTGATCTTTTAATAACACCACCTTCAGCTCTTAATAAAAAGTTTGTAGCTTTTTGTGCAGAGTTTGTATAAACAGCAATATCTGTTCTACCAATCAAAGAAGGACTAATTTCCCCATATTGGAAATTAGTAAAAGGTATTCTTATTGTTTGCATTAACTTCTCCTAAAAGATAAGAATCTTGTTGTTTCTAACTTTCTAGTAGTTTGTTGTTGTGAATCTATACTTCTAGCTTTTGCCATTGCAGCATCAGCTCTTTGTGTCATTAAAGATGCTAGAGCTGGATCACGTGCTATCGAAGTAGCAAGTATAACGGCTAATGAAAATTCAACTGCTATTGTAAAGTAGGAGGGGAAATCCTCTTCATTCGCACGAAATGTATAATCAGCAATAACAGTATCACTGGTTGCAGTATCAGCATAAACTTTGTCACCATAAAGCTGATAATCTACTAAGTTATCATTAACCGTTATTGCGTGCAACATAATAAGATCGCTTGGCAACTGATATGCCAAATCATATCTTCCTGTTGGTGCATCCGATAATTGATTTAAAACTTTTTGATTGGTTGCAAATCTCCATCTTGTATTCACTAATGCAGATTGAACAACATCTTCATACAGATTAACACATACCAGTGCTTCTGTAGTACCATCATCAAAAGAACTTATAGGTTCTGCTCCAATTAATATTAATGCTCGACTAGAAATATCTAAAGCAGTATCTGCTGATGAAGGTGTTAATGCCATATAATATTATGGGGGAGCATAACTCCCCCATCTCCTTGTTTAGTCACCATCTGTTTCTACAATAGCTGTACCATCTGATACATCTACTACAGAACCAGTATTTGATAATACGTTTACCCAATGAGTTGTTGGAGCATTGGTATCTGAAACACAGATAACATCACGAACACTCAACATATTAGCAGCACTATTAAAATATCCAGCACTATTAACAGTTGCAATCGTATCTGTTGTCGAGTAGTTCCAAAGTTTTGGTCCAGCTCCATTTTGTGTCCAAAGGGTTAAACCAGAAGCACTAAAAGCCATGTGATTACCTCCTATGAATTATTATCTAAGACTTCATAAATACCATTGTCATCAATAACAACAGCACCCATGCTCATCATAGATGTCGTTAAATGTGCAGCTCTTTCTGGCACATAATTTAATTCGGTACTAACATCAGCACCAATACCCAAACCAACGGCAGATGTATGGTATGCAATGTTTTTACCAGCAGTTACTGCTGATGTAGAAAAGATACTGAAACCTAAAAATTGTTTCATTGTCATTCCACCAGCATAAGGTAGATTCTGTTCACCAACAAAATCTGAACTTGCAAACTCATTTATGAGAAATAAATCTGCAAAACCTTTTGGATGCATAGCTAAATATCTTCCACCATCTTCTGGAATATTTGCTGAACCAAAAGTTTCAAACAATGATAGTAAATCAGCTTTTTCTAATGCACTACTAGTATCATGAATCTGTGTGCTATTAGCACCAGCATCCATAGCAGTATACAATATTTCATCTGTTTTACGACCAAGAGCAGCAGCTG